CCTGAATATCTTTCAACATCTGGATTTGCTTTTCCTAAGTTAAAAGTTTGTCCCAAATCAATATGTTTTTCACCAGACAAAATTGTATTTGTTTGGTCAAATGCCGCATCAGGTATAAGATTTGCAGTTCCACCTACAGAGACAATCGGTGAGGCAGTTGCACCACCTACAAAATCAAGTAATTCATACCCATAAGTTGATAATTTAGATAATCCAGCGGGTTGATAATATCTCAACACTCCAGTATCACGATCCCAAGATGCAACATAACCAACCGCAGTATTGCCAACTCCAAGATGTTGTGTAATTTTTGCGTTAAGTGGATAATCAAACCCCGATGTGGAAGCACTGGCAACTTGTGGTTTCAGTTTTAATGCACCAAGATTTGTTGCGGTAGAAGTATTTATTAACTGATTTGAAGAGTGTTTAGTTGGATTTTTTACAATTCCAACTCTAGAAAAGTCATTACCAATAACGAAATCAGAATTAGTATCATACTTAGAGTATATCATTACTCTATGAGTTCCTAGTTCTCTGTAGATATCATTTCCATGTCCTCCTTTTGGTGGAATGATAATTTCAATTTCACCACCAGTTCCATTATTCAATTTTGTAGGAAGATCAGTTACAGTAAAGTTTACGACTCCTACAGTATAACCAGTTCCGCCACTTGTTACTTCTACTTTTGTTATTTCACCACCACTAATTGTTATGGCAACTTCTCCACCAGTTCCATCACCCTTAATTGGTACATTTTCAATGATACCTGTTCCAGTGGTTACAGATCCAACTTTGTCATAACCAGATCCTCTACTTTTAATTACTGCTGTTTCAATTTTTCCATCAACAGCAGCATTTTTTACAGCAAGAGTTGAAACATCTCCCCATTCTTTTGGAACAGGGATATATTTTTCTGTAGAAAATTTAATTACATCTGCTGGTGCAATGGTGTAAAGGTATTTCCAAAGATAACCATCAGTTTGAGATTGTGGATCTGTTGAAACAAAATTTGGTTCAACTAATGAAGGTTTTCCAGCAGTGCTACCTGGTTCAGAACCATTATTGAGGCAAATGTATACTTTAAATTCTGAATTAACTACAACGTACTTTGCACCATACAATGTCTTTGAATTACTTTGTGGTGCTCCATTATTAATGTCATAGTTATTTCTATACATGTCATAAGTTACTCCAGTTGACCAGTCATATCTTGGAATAATTCTTGACACATCACTAGAATTGACTCTCTTCAAAAAGAGCATAGAGTCATGATATGTATTTTCCTGCTCAAATGAGTCTTTTGGATCTGGAGGGTTTATAATCCAATCAGTGGCACCATAATTATCAATTTCAACATTTCTGGGATTCGGGTGTCCCAAAAATGTATAGTAATAATTTGCGGTAGTGCCAATACCCGTCAGACTTTGCACAAAAGTCTCAGCATTTAATATTCTGAACTGGTCAGTGATTATGGCAGGCATGTCTAGCGATTTTTTGATTATTTATACTAAAATTAGTAAGATGTTTTCAATTGAACTGTTCTTGATACATGAGCAGAAGTTTCTACTCCAACTAAACCGTTTTGGTTTTGGAATGTGAATGATTTTGCTGTGCCTGCATTTCTAGAAACAGTAATTGAACCCCAACTAAATGATCCATGTGTATCATGGTTTGGAAGAGTTGTGGTTGTAAAACCAGCGATTGATTTTACATTAGATTTGACCTTAACAAGTGAAGAACCTACAGAAACTACACTATGTGCATAATACACATTATCTAAGAAACTAGTTCCAACAGAAACCACTGTATTTTCATGATCTAAAATTGATGTTACTCCAGAACCAATTACAGTATTTCTAATTACAAAATAATCTCCTACAGAAATACCAGGTTTGGATACCTGTAGTGAGTTTGGTGTGGCATTGTATATGCCAGCATCAGATCTAAACTCAAATTCAATTGCTGGTGATGTTGTGTTTACACCAGTTGCTACTGTAGCAATTCCAATTACATCTCCAAAATCACCCTGATATGAAACTTGTTCAAATTTTTCAACTACTGCCGTAGTTCCTATACCAACTATCCTAATATCATTCAGTGCTGAACCAAGATCATCAATTCTCTTAAACGCCCAAGTATCTTCAACATTAATTTTAGTATCTGTTGTAGAAACAGATGCAATAATATTTGTGGATGGAGTGATCTGTGGTTCCAAATAATCTCTAGATTTAGAAACTATTTGTCCATCAATAATAATATCATCTACTTGTTTTGTCCATTCAATAGGTCTAGTAAATGCTCCATCAGTTACGATTCCAACTCCACCATATGTTTGTGTTTCTACAGTATCTGCTGCAATCAATTCATAGATAATTCTTTCATCCTGAGATCTTACTGGTTTTTTATACTGCAGTCTCAGTTTGTCTCCAGGTTTGATAGACTGATCAACATCTACTTCTACAAAATCTTCATCAGATCCGACATAGAAATAAATTCTCAATTTGCTTCCACTTATGGGTGCATCCTTAAATGTAAGTCTAGTTCCACCTGTAAACTCATAATCATCATCTGGTTTTTGAAGAACATCATTCAAGAAAATCATTAAATTATTAGCGAGTTTGATTCCAGAACCATCTTCGGCAACAATACTATAATACTCAGTGCTTACAACTGTTCTTGTAAGTAAAAATGTTTTACGAGTCCCATTGAAAAGATTACTAAAATCATCAAGTTCCAATAACTTACCAAAAGTCCATCCTGCGAATTTGTTTTGATACTTATTCTTTACAGTAACTTCAAAGTGACTTGTAGAAATTCCAGATATATTAAATGGTAATTGAGTTAATGTAAGGACATCATTGACCTCATAACCAACTCCACGATTTGAAATATCAAATTGAGTAATACTTCCTCCAGTTCCCACAACAACATCTATGGTTGCACCAGAACCATTTCCACCAGAAAGTGGAATATTCTTGTATGGTTTTGGAGGGTCAACAATAACTCTTGCAGATGATGAATAACCAGATCCTGGAGTAGTTACAGTAAATCCAGTAACTGTTCCTCCAGCTCCAATTGTAGCAGTAACAACTGCGCCACTTCCAGTGCTGTCAGCGATAGAAACTAATGGAGCACTAATATATCCGCCACCAGCAGATCTGACACCCGTACTTCCTACTCCAACTGCTACAGATTGAATCGCTCCAGCATTAAGTGTAGCAACTGCTAATGCTCTTGATGGTGATTGATAACCACTTCCAGAATTAACTGAGAATTCATTAATGATTCCACCTTTAGGCAGATCTTGGTTCGCTGAAGTTCCAGTAAAATCTATAGTTTGTCCAGTTCCAACAATTTGATAATCACATCTAGAAAGAGAACCAACATCACCAAAGAATGGATTTTGGAAAATATTATTTACAAGGAATGCACCAAAACTAGACTGAATACCAGTAACAGTTTGTGAGTTTGTAGTTAAATCAAATTTATCAGTAGATCCATCAAATTGTTCTGAAATATCATCAATGATCATATTTGTAGAATAATCTTTTCTGTAATATGCTCTTCCAGAGAAAGATGATCTTGTAGTAAGACTACCAATTCCAGTAGGACCATATGGTGCATCTTTGAAGTAAATATTACCATGATTGACTCTATAATCACCAGAGAGGACTGTAGTAGCGGCACCAACAGTGTGTGCGGCAGCGACTGATCCCATTTGACCACGAAGCACACTAAGTGAGTTAGTAGATCCAATACCGACAAGTTTTACTTTTAAAATTTCATTTTCAATTTTTATTAAAGAATTACCACTTATATTCGAAACATCATTCAAGTAAACTATGTCAGTTCCAATACCAACTTCAGATGAAAGACCAACGGAAATGACTTTTCTTGAAAGTGGACTTTGGATAATATTATCTACTGTAATAATAACCCTAGATGATGCAAGATCACTATCTACTGCCAAACTATGGGTAGCACCCAATCCAGTTATAGTTACAAATGTTACTCCTATTCCAGTTCCGTTAGATGCCTCTGACGCACCAATAGCAACTTTGATATTATCTTTATCAATTCTAATTGCATAAAGAGTTGAAGGAAGTTTATCTGTTGAAGCAACCCCAATACCAGGAGAACTAGTAGTAACAATACCAATTTCTGAACCAGGATATTCACCATTATCTGTTGGTGAATAGATTATTTTCTCCCCAGTGTTGAATTCGTGATTTGGTATGGTGATATAACCATTAGCAGTATTAATTGCGGATGCTGGATTAAAAGTATGATACAAGATAGTATTTGAGTCATTCAATAATGCAAATGTAGAGAGACCAACGATTCCCCCACCTACAGAAGTTGAAACTCCCGTAAATTGTGGACTAATGTCATCAATCTTAAGAACTTTATTAGTTCTAGACTCATTGTAATCAGTAATGATTTTAGAATCAAAAGTGATAATTTTTGATAAACCAGGAATATCAGTATTTTCAGATGCTAAGTCGTAATTGCTGATTGTATGAACTGATGCATCTTCAATCAACTCAACATCAAATGCAATATCAGGATCAACGACAGAGCTTACTCCTGCATGGACTCCTTCACCATTGATAATTTCCAGATCTGCAAAATTCTTGAAACCTGAAGCATGATCCAAACTATTAACTGGTTCTTTCCAGGTCTCATATGGAACTTCACCATGAATACTATATGAAAATCTCTGATAATAGTCATTATCATGAATTCTCTGTGTATCTAAATTTAATTTTCCAATATCATCTTTCCACTCGGAAACATCTTGCAATACACTTCCAACAGAAATATTAAAATCAAAATCAAATATTTGATCTACTGTTGCTTTTGAATTGCTATCAGATCCAATGATGACATCATCATCACTAAATGTGCCAATAACATTTTTTAATTTTAATGTACTTTGATCTGATTGCCAACCATCACTAGAAACAAATCCAAATGCACTTCCATCAGCATTTGATATTTTTTCTCCATCAAAGAAGGTAATTCTATCAAACTCTGGTTCAAATGCTGCTAAATCTGAAACTTTAATTACCCTACCAAATGTATTAGTAGAATCAAAAGTTCCGCCATCAGTTCCAAGTCCAGCAATTGAGTATGTTACACTTTCTGTTCCACTTACAGTATTGATTCCAGTGACAGTAAAATTCCTATATTCATAATCACTAGAATTGTATCCGTCAGCATTATTTGTAATTTTTACATTCTCAACAAAAATTTCATCACCGACAGCAAATGGGAACTCAGTAAATCCAGCAACTGGAGCTCTAAGTGATAATACATTGAGATTTGAGTTAGATGTTGCACCAATTACATTTACACCGTTAGAGTTTACTGTTGGGATTAATCTAAGGTCATCGGGCAAATTAGTGTCATTTGCTAAAATATCAATACTTAAAACTGAACTACTTTGAAGAGTTGTTTCGGTAATGATAGAAGATCTTCCAATAGCAATAACTCTAGGTGCAGTAGTATAGTTCTTGCCTCCAGTACTAATACCGATTGATTTTAATGTAGATGCATTCTTTAATCTAAGAATTAGATTAGCATCTGCTTTTGGTTTTAATGTTTTATCACTCAGGAATTCTAATCCTGGTTCTAAAATAGAAGTATCAACAACCTCACCAATTTCTGAAGAAACAACTTCTAGTCGTGCAAGTTTACCTGTCGTAGATCCAATAGAAACGACTTCTGGTAAGATTCTTAATTGTTTTCCTGGGTTTATGATCTTTAACTTAAAGATTCCACCAAATGCTGTTTTTGAATCTGTAGAATATAAAGAACTGCTGAATCCTGAAGATGTGTATGATGATGTTTCAGCAGTTCCCACAAGAGTAATAGTAAAGGTAGTATCACCTACTCCAGTTACTCTGTGTAGTTTATTAAACTTAGATTCTACAACAGAAATATTTGAATATTGATTAACGTCTTCATCTACAGATGATGGGTATGTATTTGTATAATTAGAATCATCCCCTTCAATTCTATAGAAAAGATTTTTTGGAAGAGAATCAGATACTGAAATTTGAATCTTTGTATTTACATCACCATTACCAATGGTTCCAACTTTAGATATTAAAGTGGATTCGTATCTAGATTTAAATTCCTCATCAAGATAGAAGTTAATATCATATCCAGAAAGTGAAGTATCAGAAGTTGCAATGGAAACTGTATTTCCTTTTGTCAATTCTAACCTAGGATTGATTCTTGCTATTTGATGAGTTCCACTTCCAGTAGTAGTTATTCCTATGTGATTAAATGGGAATACAGTAGTATCATATTTTGTGGATGCTAACTTGATCAGTGAATCTGATTGCTTAATTACATAATACTTTCTATTATTAGAAAGTGGAGTTGCAATACCAACAGAATTAGTATATACTACGATATCACCAGTTTTTAGTCCATGATTTGGAATACTGATTGTTGATACTGTGCTTCCAATACTAATTGCAGATGAATTAAATTCAATTGGATCAACAATTATATTTTTTGTTGTCTCATTGAACTTAAACGTATAATTTTTAATCAGATTTGGAGTCAATGCAAAACGAACATTATCTCCGACTATCAAATTGTGAGCAGTAGAAACTCCAATTTGTGCTGAAACCTTTTTAGCAGATCCCAAAAGATTGTCTTTGACTACTTCAAATCTGTGATCATCTCCAAGAGCAGAAACAAAATGAATTGTTGATGATGAACCTTTGACTGTAGAAATTCCAATAAAATCTTTACTCAGTCGGACAGAGAACAAATCTGAATAATCTTCAATTTTAATTTCTGGAGTTAACGCTGCAGTTCTTGCTGTGAATAAAGTTGCTCCTACTCCAATCACACTATATGCTAATCTATCACCAGTTTTGAATCTGTGATCTGGTAAATAAATTGCTTTTGGTGAAATGGTTTTAGTTACATTACTGCTTCCAGCAGTTCCAACAACTACCGTAGTAGCAGTAGATCCAAAACCTACAGATGCTGATGGATCAAAGTTTTGATTATATCCAAATTCTACATTTTTATTTTCTAATTTTTTGAAAATATCAAAGGTGAAAGATTTTGGATTATTGACTACGGTAGTACCGTTACTGTGAGTGCCTCCAGGAGTACCATCATGCATTCTTGCAACTCTATATCTGTTATTGACACTATCAACATCAAGAATTAACATTCTCTCTGTTCCAATAGTAATAACATCATTCTTAGTGAACTTTCTAGTTAAAGTTGACTCGGACAACTCAATTAATGTGGTGAGTCCCGTAGTTGCAGTATTTGCGATAGAAACTGCAAGTGTTGTATTAACTGTGTTAACTCCAACTACTCTAGATCCTTCAATATTTTTATAAGATGCCGAAGATATTCCACTTATTTCTACAACATCTAAATTGAGCAAACCATGTGGAACGGTTGTAAATCCAGTTACACTATTACCTTCTACTTTAAATGAAATATTATTGACAACAGTATCTGTAGTTTGTATAGAATTAATATCCTTTCCAATAATTTCAGAAATTTCAACATCCACAGTAGAATCAGTTAAATTCACTTGTTGACCGACTTTGTAGTCAAATCCAGAATCTTTAACTGTAACTTCATCTATTCTAGACTGTTTTACAGAATCAACTCTGATAACAGGTTGTGAATCAATAGAGTCTTTGAGTAGTGGATATTCTCTAAAAGATTCATTGATACCTAAATGATCAACGACCCTTGAATAATCTCCAGTATTAAGATATTCGTTAGACTGATTAATTAAGGAATTATAATTAAACTTATCTGTGGCATTTCTATGTTTTGTAGTAATATATGGATATGAAAGATTTCCATTTACATCCAAAGTTGCAAAGTATGCGTATGTTCCTTGTGGGAAATCATTATTGACAAGGAATCTTCCATTATATTCATCCAGATCACCATTGGCAACATAAACATAATCTTGAACAAAGTATCCTCCATTAAAACCAGAAGGTCTTAGATCTGTTGTAGTTACCTCATCAACTCGATAACTTGAATATATTTTTTTAATTCCTCCAGCTCCTTGAGCATCTGGAATTGCTTTTCCATTTCCATATGGACCATAAATTGGATTACCATCATATGCCCAACCAATGATTGGTGAATGTGAAGGAGATGAAACTTCTTTTAGATCATTAGCATTGGAGTCATTTATATTATCATTAAGTAAGTTTCTATAAAACTTTCCTGGATAGAAAGATGCTAATTTAAGTTGTTTTGCAGAAGAACTAGACTTTACTTGAATCGTGTCTCTAAAGTTTGTGTTACCAAGAACTTGTTCAAATCGTTTTACATTGTTAATAGACCACTTATGAAGTTGAGAATCTAGTCTTACACCACCACCAGTTGTTAATACTTCAATTACAGTACTACCATCAACATAATTTTTACCTCCAGAGATAATATCAACTGATGCTATAGAACCGTTTACGATATTTGCCTTTAATCTTGCAAGAACTCCATCACCAACAACATTTATTGTTGGGGGAGTCGTATATTCTGAACCACCATTTGCAATATATACGGAAATAATAGTTCCAGATGAAATAATTGGTCTAATGTCTGCATCTTTTCCTGTAAGTAATTTTACTCCAGGATCTTTGACATAATTAACAATATCTTCTGATCCAAATCCAGATCCTCCAGATTTTACAAAAACACTCTCAAGTTTTCCAGTTACAACTGGAACTCCAACTGCATTATAGTATGATGGAATAGAACTTGTTCCAGCAGAAACTATTCCATCAATAGTAACTTCAATATCTGGATATTTAAATGTATGGGTTCCACTTCCAAGACTATTGAGATTCACATATATTTGTCTATCATAATTTGTGGTATCTACATTTGATGCGGTTCCTGCATCACTTAACTTAAATCTGTCTTTATCAATAACTTTTACTTTATATGCAGAAGAAATTACTAAACCAGATATAGCACTTCCAGTTGAGGAATATACAACTAAATCGCTATCATTGAAACTATGATTTTTTGCAAAAATGTAATTACCTGTGGTATTGATACCAACAAATGTACTAAAAATATTTTTTTGTTCTGCTGGGGGATATGCAACGGAATCTACAATTACTTTTTTATTTGCAAAATCATCCGTACTTGTTACTTCAATCGTATCAATAACTCTACGATTTTTTCTAGATCGTAAAGTGTGTTGACGATTTCCATTAGAATTAAAATCTATAAGATTTTGTTTTGATAATGCTCTTTCCTTTGTTGATGCAAGAGATAGTGAAGTATCACTATGTTTGGCAACAAAATAAATTCCATTTGAAGTTAATCTATCTGTTCCAAATCCAACATTGGTGCTTCCAATACCAATAGGAGTTCCTGTGGCAATATATTCAATTTCTTCTCCATCTAAAAATCTGTGATCTTCTGATAAAGTAACTCTATCAGTATTCAAATTAATATCAAAATCAGTAAATGACGTTGAATGTGTAAAATTCTTTAATCTAGCTTCGCATATTGCTCTAGTTCCGTTTCCGCCTGTTACTTTTACTACAGGAGTTTCAGCATAATCAAATCCATTAGATGTAAGTTCAATTGAATGAACCTTTCCTACAAAATTTCCATGTGCAACAAATCCACTGCCAACAGTATCTGCTACAGATACTTGAGGTGAATTGATCACATCATAATTGCTTCCCCCACGCAATACAGATACTTCATCAATTTGACCGTAATAATATGCATCTTCGGATATTGGGGAATGTAGTTCTACACCATTCAGTCCCACTCCAATTGGTCCAGTAATTTCTAAATTATTCTCAACTGGTTTTGGATCCTTGTAAATTCTCTTAAAGTTACTTTGATTTACTAATTTTAAACCATGAAGGTCTGTTGGAGTCAGTTTATGCGAACTTCCAGCAGTGATTCCAGTTATGTTAGTGAAAGATTCTTTTTCTAAAGCAGATCTACTATCAGCTAACTTTATTGTATTGGTATCAATAAATTTTACAAAATAATTTCCATCAGTAATTCCGCTTTGACCACTAATGCATTCATAATAAACTCTTTCTCCATTAATGAATCCATGAGAGGGCACACTAAATTCATTAGAGATCGCATTTAGACTTGTATTTGCAAATGTTTTACTTCTATCAGTTGTATCAATAGCAGGATATGATGGATATCCTGAGAATGCAACATAAGTGTTCTTATCAGAATCAACAAATGCATTCTGAATATTTCCTATAATATCTCCATCAATTAAATTTGATGAAACAAATGAAACACGTTTTCTAACAATATATTCAATTCCATTGGTTAAAGATCCAGAACCAATTTGAAATCTTTGGGAGTTTATAACAGAAGAAACTTCTATATTACTAAGAACTGCACCTCTATTTTCTTTTAGGAGAATATCAACTCTATCTCCTTTTTTGAGATAATGATCTATTGGAGTGATTACTATATTTGATCCAGCAATTCCACTTACGTCAAGATATGAAACATTATTATAGAACCAACTATTATATTTGAAACCAGAACCTACTTTTTCGCCAAGATGTTTTACTCTTACTTCATCTCCAGGAGAAAAGAATTTAGTTAATTCTGAATTATCAGATAATCCGCTAACAATACCAACAACTCGCATTTGAACAAGTTTTGTGATATCATTATCTTCATAACCATAGAGAAATACATCATCAATAATTTGAGAGTTTTCTTCTAGTGTCGTTTTTTCTATGGAATTTGCATCAACACTAGTCGGAATACCACGACATCCAAAAAATTGATTAGCAGATTTACTTGAATAGAATACTCTTACAAGTTGATCTACTTTATTCTTAGTTAAGAATACTCCAGATTCTGGAAATCCTAAAGTGGAGTCTACGGTTAAAGTTGATAAACTATTACCAATACCTGAAACTCTTGTACTCTTACTTACCTCAAACTTATTGGATATAGAATCATTAGTAAATGAAATTCTAAAATATCTCTTTTTCTTTAAGAAGACTTCTCTTACATTTGCAACTGATCCACTAGCAGTGGGTGATATAGTCGATCCTTGAAGAATAGTAGTTAATTTTAATTTGCTGGGATCTCCAGAGATAACATCAACAATAACATCATCTGTTACAGACCAATTTGCAGAGGATGGTCTAATGGTATTATCAAATGGTTTAATGATATCTACGCTTTTCTTAAACAGTACACTGAATAAAATTTTCAGTGCAGCATCTGTACCTTTAGAACTATAAAAATCTCTCGCCTTTGCAAGAATATTTTCAATCTTTACTTGCTGGAATTGTCTCTCTTCAAAACCTGGTAAGAAAGTAGACTTATATTTTCTGTAAAACTCATTAGCAAATAGTAAACTCAAGTTTTCAACAACAGTTCCAGTAGCATGTGATCCAGTTTCACTACTATTGAAATTTAAAAATTCTGGTTGAAGATCTCCTTCAATTTTATCAATTCCAGAAAAACCTCTAATACAACCAGTAAATGTGGTTGCTGTTTTTGCTGTATATGTGATTATCTCATTATCAATCTTTAGCAGTCCGTAAGAACTTGGGAAACCTGCTGTACTACTAACTTCAATTTCATCATCAAAGTTGAGAACATCATCAGTTACAGTTACAGGTGTGGCAGCATATGTAATCCTAGAATATGTTGTGACATCTTTCAATTTGTCAAGATTGTCAGCAAGATATGTGGAACCATATTCACGTTCCTCAGAAATATAATATTGCTCTAAAAATTCACTAAAGAGTGGATTCTCCTCTTTAATGAATTCTGGAAGTTGACTTCCCAGAATGTTAGAGATTTTTATCTTTTTTTCTGCCATTTCTTATCTTGTATACTTTGTTCTGCTGGAGAAGCTTGATGGTGGATTATAAATCGCTCCAGATCTATTTGATCCAGAAGTAATTACATCTTCTTTAAGTGTTAAAACACTATTCGCTGTAGTATCTAGGACAATATAAAGGTTCTCTTTTGCAACCACATCATATGATTCTGGAGTTGCAGAAATTTCAATTCTATTATCAAGTACAGTTGAATTAATTGTTATTGGGAAGAGAATTATTTCACCCTTAACGTAATCAACTGTTCCTGCTCTTGAGATTACAGTTCTTACCTGTCCTTGATCATCAATTGATATGATTGAAATAGAACCAGTCTTCGCATTAAGAGAAATTGGTCTTGCAGAGAATACATCACCAGCACCAGTAGAAGATGTTACTGCTGCTCCACCTGAAGATACATCTGGAACATCTGTTATGAATAGAGTCCCAGAAATGCCCTCAACGGTGAATCCTGAGGATTTGATGTTAAACCCTTCTAGGTCTACGTGGAATGCATTACCGTAGCAAATCTCGTAGTTTGCGAGTGCATTATAAGCAGGAACCATATTCCTGCGAATTGTCAACTTAGTAATGTTTGATGTAATCCCGTTATCAACCTGATCAATATGCGACAGTAATTTACTGTACTTAAGTCTTCCACCAAAAGAATTGATGTCAGATGACTTTGAATATTTTTCAATTGACTTGGTGATTCTACTAAAGAGATTATTACTCTCCGTGACCATACTTGGGTCATATGAAACAGTTGAATCATACTCAACAAAGAGATATTTGAGATCCAAAAACTCTTGTCTGATTCCAGCAATCGTGTACTGCTTCAAATCATTTTTTATCTGATCTTTTGCAACATCAGATAACATCTCACCATTTTTTGGTTTGATTGTAATGAATACCTTTCCGTATTGTGGTGGGTCTAACTCTTCTCCACCATAAGCACTTACAGAATCAACATTTGGATATAAGAACGGAATCAGACTAGCATAATCATTCGCTGTAACCGCTCTATACTGCGATGCATAGACCCTAGGAGCAAGGTATTTGATGGTGTCAATACTTTCTATGTCATCACCATTTTCAGACGCTTGTAGGGTCGTTATAGAGGAGATACCGTCAGTAATGTCTAATTCATTTCCACCCTTCACATAGGTCAATGTGCCAGAGAAAGTAAAATTACTTGCCCCGTTAGCATTTGCACCGTTTGTAATAATATAAGTTGCTGTTATGGTAGATCCGTTACTTGGTTTTTTGCCTAAAATGTTATCACCAAATAAAAGTTGATATCTTTCGTCCTCAACCTCTTGAATTAGGAATAATCTTGTGTCAGAATCTACATTAAAGATGTTAGTATATGGTGTATACGTTTCTGTAGAAGTATTATCGGCATTTTGAACAGAAACACGAATTGTAGACGTGTCAATGTCCGCATTTGGGATGATATATTTTGCATCTGGTTGAGAATCGTCTACTCTGAACGATTTTCTCAATAAATTTCCTTCAAAAATCTCAATATCGGAGAAAGTTGCTATTCCATCAGCATTTGGACTAACTGTGATGTCTTCTGGAATAGAAAAAATGTAATTTCCGTTGACGACTGAACCTAAAGCGACGACTCCTGCCTTTAATTTGACTGCTCTAGCGTTATCTGGTACATCAACTGTAAAAGTTATCCTTGAAACCGCTGCTTTTTTGGATCTTGGGACATATCCAATGTTTCTTGCCAATGAAACGACATTTTCACGCAGTGTTGCGCTATCAATGAACGATTCATTGACTGCCATATTGGTATTATAGGCAGTAATATATGAATTATACGCTAAAGTATCAATCAGAACGGAAAAATTTGACCCCTCAAAGTCAAAATCCGTAAAATTACTATTTGCTCTCAGATAATCTTTGATCTGAGTTCGCAAATCATTAAAATCGAGGTTGGTAAACTGATTGAATGACATTATACCCTAGAAGGTTGTAAGATAAACTCTATATTTTGTATCGGAAGTGGTAATCCAACGATGTCATATTCAATTCTGATCAATAAATTGTTTGAATCCAACTCAGGATCAACATACACGTCGGTAAGTCTGATTCTAGGTTCAAAGTTTTCCAACAATGTTACGATTTCTTCCTTCAAACCATCAGATTGATAATCATTATTTAATTCAAAAAGTGTATCACCAACGGATGTGCCTAATAATTCGTTGAAAAAACGCTCATTAGTGCGTGTTCTCACCAAATTTACTACCGATTTCTTGATTGCATCCTCATTTCTCAACGTAGTCACATCATTTGTGACTGGATGACGAGTAAAGGAGAGACTTATGTCCCTAAATGAACGAGAAATTGATACAGACATCCATTCTGATACACTTTAACATACTATCTATAATGGTTTTCAGTATTTATTTGTAATCAATACCTATCTGGAATGTCTTTATACTCCTCTGGGGAGAAAACTTCATCTTCAGACAGTGTTGAGGTACGCTTTGCTTTGTGATGCATCACCTCGTTGAGTTGCAATTCTTCTGGATCTTCAGTTTTGTGTGGCAGAGACCAATAATCAGTCATCAAACTTGTCGTTCCCCACATTGTTTTCATATATTCAGTGTCTCGGTCTACTGGTGAATTACCCATTACTCTCCTGACTGGTTGAATCAGAACTTTTTGAGGGGTTACCATCCCTATCTTCGTATTTATTTTCGCGTTCTTGTGCAGTTTTCCAGAAGTATTCCTCTTCTCGTCCCATTCCAAGACGCTCAAATCCGTTTTCTACCTGATAATACTGTGTTGATACCTT